AGCCATTTGAGACACAGCTTCAGAAGTCTTTTCAACTTCTGCATAAAATTCATCAAACAAATTAACAGCATCTAACACAAAGATCAATACTGAAGCTCTTGCAAGAGCCATATTCATCTTGAAGTTATTAGCAAAGTCTACAATACCTTTAGCAAACTCATTAATACCACTAGCTAAACTTGAAGAAGTGTTAAACACCTCTTTCTTTACATTCATAAATAAGATTGTAAACGCATTACCTAGGTTAGTAAAAGCTGATGCATAGGTTACACCCATTTTATCAAAGTTACTGTTAACTTTATCTTGCTGTTTAAGCAGTGCTTGGAAAACCTTAACGTTAGTTAGTTTACCTTCTTCACCAAGCTGTCTCAACTTACCAATAGATACACCTAAACCATCAGCCAAAGCCATAGCCAAAGGTGGAGCATTCTCTAAGATAGAACGCAATTCATCACCTTGCAGTTTACCAGAAGCTAAAGCTTGGCCTAACTGTTGAATAGCAGCTTGAGATTCTTGCAAAGAAGAACCTGATACAGCAATGGACTTAGCTACTGTTTCGCTAAACTTAGAAACATCAGATTGTGATGCACCAAAACGTTTAGCTGATGTTGCAATACGTGTATACAAACCAGCAATTGAATTTAAATCAGTTCTGGTAGAAACAGCAATGCGTTGAACATCTTTAAAAGATTGAGCCAACTCTTGTTGACTATCTGAGACAATACGTAACTTACTCTCTAAGTTGGTAAGTTGATCTGAGTATTGTGTAAATACTTTAAAGGAACCAAATGCAGCAAAGCCAACACCGATTGCCTTCGTAAAATTAGCAATCGAATTGCCTACCTGATCTGCACTGGATTTTATACCATCTACTGACTCTCTTAATTTAGCAAGGTCAGCCTGTGCTTGTTTTGAATCAGAGACGGTCTTAATAACAATAGTCATTCCGAACCTTTCTCAATTTTATACCCTGGTATCCGTATATTGGACCCAGGGTATAAGGCTAGTTGCCTTGTTTAATTTCTACTACTGCCCCTATTGGGACTCCATACTTCAATGCTGTAGACTCAATGAATCGAGCAGGAGCTTGCTTAGAAGAACCCTCGTTCAAGTATCTGATGTATTCAGTAGAATTTTCTATGTTTACACCATTACTTGTTTCAATTGTTTTCCAAGAAGCTCTTGCTAGACCTGTATCAATAGGTGTTTTGAGCACAAGCTCATTAACCATAGTATCTACAGTTTTACGATTTAATTCTTTAGTACTTATCGTGATTTGTTTTAAAGCGTTTTCAAACTCTTTAGCAACACCACTAAAAGACATTTTACTCGACATTTTCAGTCTCCAATGCTTTGATTTTGTCACCACCCTTAGCTGATAACATTTTGTTGAATAAGAACGAACTCTTCAAGCTAGACATTGAATCTGAAGGCTTAGCTGAGTATACTGCTTTAATACTAGGAAATATCTCGGTAGGCTGTCGCTTATCACCAAAGGTTCGCATAATGTATGCTGTTCTAAGGTCTTCACGCCAACCAATTGGCCTTGATTCAAAGAATGAAATCCAAGCAAGGAATTCCTCGTATGGCATCTCATTCATCAATTTATAGACAGGCATGCCTAATGAAAAAGCTACTTCAAAAAGAATTAGCTCCTCATCAGACAGTATTATTTTCCCGAATCACCAGCGATACCAGAGAACTTCATGATCTCAGATGAAAGCTTAGACAATTCGTCCATTGGGAAACTATCAAAATCTTGATCTGACAGATCGTTAGCGCCTTCAACAGACATACGAATCACTTTCTTGAGCAAGTCAAAACCAGTGCTTTCTGTATTCTCTGCTTGTTTAGCGCTCTCTTGAATCTCCAAAACTTCAGACACGCTGAGTTTAGAGATTGTGACGTCTTCGCCAACAAATTTAGTTTTCTTAGTCATCTTACGACCGACTAAACCTTTAATGCCTTTTGCTTCTGACATGTTATTCGCCTTTGTAGTATTTGGGATAGAGATTTTAGGAGACATCACTCGCCTTTAAAATTCTCACTATGCTGTGATTGGAAGTCATCGAGTTGTTTCCTCATGGTATGCAGAAATGCTAATGTTTGGAAAACTTCCTGTGATTTAGCCTGATCATCTGCAAATTCGGGTACACGCTCGAAAGTCTTCCTGATACTGATATCAATGCTTTTACGCATATGTTTAGCAGTGGTACGTAAAACGTAACCCATGCTGAATGGTTTTAATGTATCTTCGGACATGATTATTCTTTAATAATATTAGGGACGCCAGCACTAGACTATTTCAGTTACTACTAGTTGGCGGCTAATCGTTTAAGTATCCTTCGCCAAGGAATACTCCCCAATAAGTTTACTGATTACTCAGTGAAAGCACCAAAGAACTCAGATTGAATCGAGATAGTCACTGTAGCAGTGTTAGCATCGGTCAATTGTGGGTTCACTTGGAGAGCTTCAATCTTACCCACCCAGTAGTATTGGCTGTTAGCAACAGAACCGATACCGTTAGCAGGAGTAGATTCGCTAGAGTACAACAGAGGCTCAGCGTTCAACAAAACAAAACGGAACACGTATTGTTTACCGTCACCCACAGCATCGCCCAACAACGAACCAGATGCCCAATCTGCAGGCACATAGTTAACTGTCAATTCGATAGAAGGAGCGTCAGCTTGACCTTGAATCTGTTGAGATGTCTTCGAGCCATAAACAGGCACGTTAACGATGTTCGGAGGAGTACCCATAGAAGGGAACTCACGAACGTTCTTGATACGTGTGAACGTACCAGATGCTTTTGTACCACCGACAGGGGCGATTTCATCAGCAAATAAAGCTTGGAATTCAGAAGCCGAATCCAAAGCAGCGAGAGCGGCGCTAGAAAGCTGTGTCGAAGGCATGGCAACTGCCATATCCGAGAACATGCCAGAACCAATAGAGGTAATGTGAGACATTGTTAAACTCCGAAGAAGTTAAAAGGGATTGTGTAAGTTGATCTAAACAAAGTAGGAGAGTCTTTATCAACACCACCAGACTGTAAGGAACTATTACCAAATTGAGTAACGCCTCTGCCTGATTTATTGACTGACTTACCTACTAAATATTGATCCATTGCGTCTGCAATAAGCGAAGTAGTCCTTGGACCTTCACCTACAGGCGTATAGATATCTACAATAACCAAACCAGATATTGATTTGAGGTTAATACCTGAACCACTAGGAATCACTGCAACCCTTAAGAATTTATTTCCAGGGTTTACAGATACAAAGTTTGCTGGATATACTTTAGTACTAGCTAATAATGGTTTAACATCATCAATAATACTAAAGATATCGTTTTCGAGATCTAAGTATTTACCCATCTTAAACCTCTCTAGCAATAGCAGCCACAATAATGTAACCGTTAGATTTCAAAATATTGCTGAATCTCCAAGATACACCATTAATGGTAATCTTGTCCAATGCAGTTACATCTAAAACTTCTTTCGAACGCAACATAATTTGATTAATCAAAGTGTTATGTTCTTGAGATTTCTTTTCAGAGTTAATTACAATTACTTTAACTGGAATTGTAGTTGTTGAAAGATCTGTGACACCTGTTCCAAAGTCAAACTCTGTTACAGCGCGTCTGTAGATAATTGCATCTACAGCTAAATCTTTCAACATCTTAAAAGCTAAAGTAATATTAGTATCAATTAAGTTTGAATAACTCATTAGTTAGCCCTCCACCACGTGCTAGAGCCACGATTGACCAGCAAAGGTCTGATCAAAGCTCTAACATGAGATGGTAGAGTATCTGGCTTTCTAACCTTATCTAACTTAATATTACCAATTTGAAGATCAGCTACACTACCTGTTTGATCTAACAAACCATCATTGTTTAGAAGATGATAAGCTAGTTCATACGTTGCCGTGTTAATTCTGTTAACAGCACTATTATGCTGAAGGCTCATATCCATACCCAAACGAGGGTCAAAATACGAGCCTTCACGTGGGAATGCTAAACTTTGGGAATCACTTACAGCAACACCAGTCCACTCAAAAGAGTCAAGAATAAATGTAGCAGTAATGAGCGATTGTCCTTTTTGGGTATCAGAACCATCAGTCCAAGCTGCCACATCGATTCTATCGGCAAAGTAGGAGTTAGCCTCATCAACAGTAACGTATGAATTAGTACCTTTTGTGAGAGCCATAAGTGTTTCCTTTAGTGATTAGCTGTGGAAAATAGGAAGAATACCTAAGCTCAAAGCAGAAGCAGACTTACGAACCCAAGTACCAGTAGTGCTAGCAGCACCGTTGGTCACAGAAGTCAAAGCCTTAGCAGTACCGCTCTCAACAGCAAACTTGTAAGCTGCATCAGTTGGGAAAGCTTCTTTATCACCAGCCCAGTCGTAACCAGCTGGATGCATGACGTAACCCCAACGATACCAGATAGAAGTAGAACCACCACCTTTGTAAGCGTTACCGTTACGTGTGATTTCAACTTGATCAGGCACAGCCAAGCCAGACATAGCGAGAGCACCAGGAAGCACAATGAACGAAGTCTTTGTACCAACGATATCCACACCAGCACCAGTGTTCAGCTTAGTCAATTCGGCAGAACTCATACCTTGAGCAGCACGAGTTTGGATCAAGCGGAATTTACCTTGGAAAATGGTGTTGAAAGTAACAGCACCATCAGTCACGGTATCGCTATCCACCAAATTGGCAGAACGCAAAGAAGCCATCACTTCAGGAGAAGTCACCAAGTAAGCATACTCAGGCTCGAAGTCCTTGTAAGCCATACCGAAAGCGTTCAAGAAAGCTTGAGCACGAGCAGCACCTTGGACAGCAGAAGTTGCATCAACAACAGTCTTGCCAGCGCCCAAATCCACGTAGAAGCCATAACGCTTGTCAGTAGGATCGTTTTCGAATGTTTGACCACCCAGACCAGCAGAGCCAGAACCAGCAGCAGAACCATTCAAAGCTTCAGCAATAGCCACACCCTTCAAGATGGAGAGGATAGCATTGTGTTCGTCTTGCGAGCGAGTCTCAGCGAAGTCACGGCCAACTTTAGCCAAACCATCTTGTTGAGTCACGACTTGTTGCATGTTCACTTTTTCAGCGCCATGTGTACGAACAGTCTTGATGTAGTTAACATACTCAGAGCTGTAGGTAGTCTTAGTACCATCAGTAGAGTCAGTTAACGAAGCAACGTTAACAGTAGGGTTCAGAGGCTTGAACCAACGAACTTGACCAGTGAAGGTCTCAGTCGAAGTGTCAATGTTTGGGTTAGAACCAACGATACCAGTACCAGACAATTTCTTGGCATTGGTGTAAGCTTCGTCTGAGTAAGCGCTAATAGCTTCTTGCAGAACGTACTGGTCAGCACCAGCGAGATTAGATTTAGCAGTCATTTTTAATCCTTAGATTGTGTAAGGAGAAGGTTACTTTCGTAATTTACCTTCTCTTGCCATTTTGAGTACTTCATCTTGAGACATCGCAAATAGCGATTTATTGTCAGATGAAGTGTTAGAGGTGTTGACACCAGAGCTACCAGAACCAGAAGATGCTTTTGGTTTGAATAGGAAAGAATTAGTATCATTATCTGCAAATGCAGCCACATAATCGGCGATACTAGCGCCAGTTTTGTGAACCCATACACCCTGCTCATTTTGAACAAGTTGTCCAACAATTTCACGATATGCCATCTCACGTGCATTATCATTACGGAAAGGTTGAGCGCCCAATGCATTACGAACATCAATGTCGCGAGTAAGTTCGACATTTCGTTTTTCAGCAGCTTCACGCTTGGCTTTCTCTTCAGCGAGTTGCATTTCATAAACTTCTTTATGTTTGCCCTCTTCTTTGAGACGTTGTAATTCAGCTTCTTTCTTTGCAGCTTCAAACTCTGCAACCTTCTTCAAGGCTTCATCGCGAGAACCATAAGCTTTGTCAAGCTTAGACTTAATGTCTTTTAGTTGCTCATCAACTTTCTCTTGAACAAGTTTAACAACATCAACAGTTTTATCATCAGCATTCGGTTGTGAAGCTGGTGTTTGTTTGTTTTTGTCGTCAGTATTTTGGTTTTGATCTGTATTATTAAGATCTTCGGTATTCTGATTATCAGACATTTCATTTCCTTTTGAGTACAACTCAGAGTTAGTAAAGATTACAATCCTTACTTTCAATTAAATAAGATTTTTGAAGTCAATATAATAATCAACTTCAGACCTGGGTTAATTTAACGGGGTCAGTTCAACCTACACCATACCAACCGTAATCGGTTTTGAAACCCTTTGGCACTTCTTTCAAAATATCGTCTAATTCCAGAATATCTTTTTCTGTAATTATCTTACCACCAACTCTTGACTTACCAGCAACTGGTATTAGTCCTAAGTCAATAGCTTCTTCTAGATACTTGTCATAAAGCTCTTGAGGTAAACCTCTGGAACGCATTTCTTCTAGTGTGTTCTTAATCACATTCTTTTCTAATGTCTTACCATAGATTTCTCTAAGGGCTTGACGTGCTTGAAGCATATCAGCAGCATTAGCAAAGAACGCGTCATGAATTGTAGAAGTCGAAATTCCAGCTTTCTTACCCCACAAATGGAATCGTTTAACAATTACAGCATCATTGGAGTGGTTGCCATTAACGGCAAAAGCTGTTCTAGCTTTAGTAGCATCAGCAATATCATTAATCTTTCCAGATTTATTGATAGCTTGATCCCACCAACTAGCTTCAGTCTTTTGTGGAACTTGAAGAATATTATTCACCCAATTACCATCTTTGTCTTTATAGCGTAAACGCTCTTCAAACTGTTGAGTGAAGTTCTGTTCGATGACTTTGCCATCAAAATTCACCCAAGGTACGTTTGTCCAACTCTTTGGTAATTTGTTTGCATAAAACAATTCAAGTTCATTCAATGTGACTTCTTTACCTAAAGCAGCATTCTTAAGATCAACAGTAGGAACGGTTAGTTCTACTTTTAAATACTTAGCACCAGTTCTTCTTGTTTCAGGAGAATCAACACCATATATAATATCACTTAAGTTACCATTAGGTTTCCAAAATCCAAATCGTTTGAGAATCTTTTCACTTACAGGTTCTCCAGGTTTTAAACCTAGAGTCTTACTAATGTAATCAGGTAAGACATACCCCTTCTTCTTACTACCACGTAACGCAATCTTAGCAATTGTTTTCCAATCGAAATCAGCATCACTTGGCTTAGCATTTACTAAATAATCTTCAGCAAGTCTGCCAAAGAACTTTGTAAAGTCTTTAAGAATAGGAACTTGTTCAGCAAGTTGTTCGCTCATGATTTTAGCAATACTCTTGAAGTCATCAGGAGTAATAACCTTTTCATAAGAATGAGATAGCTTCTCAACTAAATCCTTGGTTTTAGGTTCCAAGAAATAGAGCTGTTCTAAGATATCATCACCTGGGTCTAAACCCTTGTTGAACACATCTCTAACGTTTTGTCTAAGCTGTCTAAGTTCTTCAGCTGTCTCAGGGTCAAAGCGCTCATAACGAGCTACTCTAGCACTAATTTCATTCAACACAATATCACGATCAGCTGCCTTCACAACGAGTGTATTTGTGTCTTTACCTAGAACTTTACCAAGCTTACCTTCGACGTTCAAAATGCCAGTACGTTCACCCGCACCATAGAAAGTAACCATGTTTTGAGCTTTAGCAGCTTTACGTAAATCCTTTTCAGTAAGTCCTAACTTTTCGTTAATAACTTTGAAACGAGGATCATTGTAAGTTGCTGCTGCAATTTCATCATACAAACGTTTCTTTTGTGTTGTTGGGATGACGTTGCTAAGCTCTGCAAGCTGTTTATTTCTTGTTGTAAGCGCGATAATTTGAGCACCTGACGAAGAAGCATCTTGTTCCAATGCTAAAGCAATTTTATAATCAGAAAGTTTCTCAAGATTCTTCTTACTATAGTTGCCACCAAGGTAATTATCAATCTTAGCCATTTCCATAGCAAATCTAAAGAATTTACCTTGTTCTTCACCATCTACTTTTGATACAAGTTCTGACTCTAAGATAGCTCTAATGTCGTTAGGTTTACCTCTCAACATATGATTACCAATCTTAACAATCTCTGGTCTCCATCTCTCAGCAATCTTCTGTCTTCCAGTAATTGTAAGAGAGTTGTATCTACCTTCTAAGAAGTCATTCAGACCTCCTAAGAAAGCACCAACTTGATCTTGTAAGTTTTCAAAACCATCTGCACTAAAATTTCTTAACTCAGCTGTATTAAGGAAAGGTCGGAATGTTTCACCTGATTGTGGACTAATTAAACCACGATCATAGATACGAGCACGATGATCAACAAACGGATGATTGCTAAAAGCTTTACCACTCTTGCGTAACCATTCCATTGATTTAAATCGTTCGTATGCATCACCTCTAGCAGCAATAAACTTTCTATACTCATTCAACTCATTGTAAAACTTTGCTTTACCTTTATCGTCTTCAAAGTACAATAACTTTTGTACAAAGTCAAAATAGTCTTCATCAATTTTATATTTAGATTGAGCTGCCCAATTAAGAGCATCAGCCATATTCTTATCAACAAACTCTGCAGGAAAGTCACTGAAACTGCTTGTTGATGTAATTGGAATTCTAGTATCTTCGTAACCCAGAATACCTCTATCAATAAAATATGTCTTAAAACCTTCTCTAAATACTAATCGATTCTTGTCTTCTGTTACACTAACACGTAGACCTAAATCAACCTTACGAGTAAGTTGAGCATAATCTTGAACACGCTTATCAGTTACACGAATGTTAAAAGCAAGAGTATCGTAGTACGGACCGAAGTATGTACCACTCATCTTACTCTTCATTCTTCTCTTTTGAACACCAAAGGTTTCAACTTCAAAGAACTTCTTCACATTCTTAGCTTCCAACAAGCTCATACCAAGAGTATACCATTTCTTCCTGTCACCATTCAAGTTTGCCATGTTGTATAGGTCTCTACCTAAAGCAACAGCAAATTGATCTCGATCTGGTGTATCTGCAAGGCTAAGTCTATGTGCAAATCTTAAATAGAACTGTTGTAATTCACTATCTGAGATACGCTGTTTAAGAAGCACAGGTATCTTGTAGTCAAAGACATTTCGTAATTCATTTGCAATCTTAGGAGCTGTAAAATCTTCCCAAGCATTCTTAGCACGAATATTATTTAAGAAGTTTTCATGTAAGTCGTCAAGTTGAACTGGACCAAGAACAGGATCTAAATAATTACTTTGCAGTAATCGTTTCAATACATCTTGATCTTTACGAATTTGTGTCTCAATATAATCTGATACGTTCATTACATCAAACTTAATTTGAGACTGAACAACAGCTTTAAAGTTACCCCAGATTTCTTTGTTTTCACGATACCTGCCAAAGATAATTCTAAGATTATCTGTGATAACAGCACGCTCATTGACGCTCATCTTTTCATCTAGAGAATCAATAAAATCTGTAATAAACTCTTTATCCTTATCTAACAAACGCTCACTCTCTTTTACAAGTCTGAGGTTATTGTTAAGCACAGCAATGTTAGGTTGATATAATCTAATATCTTCATAACGGCCTGTTATAGGGTTAAACTTAAGTTGTTCTTCACTCGGTGGGCTTGTCAATACTCGTTGTCTCATAGACTTCTTAGTACCAAGTAACGCACCTCGATAGTTAGTAACTGAAAGAGTACCATCCAATTCACCTGCTTGAAGCAAGTAGTAATCAGCTAGTGTTTTCTTTAAATCTTTATTATTAATCAGATCATCAGGTGTAGTAGCCCATAATTGCATTGCATCTAACTTTTGTTTAGCTGCAGCAAAACGTTTAGTATCGCCAGGTAGGGTATAACCAGCACTTGTTAATGCTCGTAATTCACGAATACCTAAAGAGTTACCCTCTGGATTAGTAAACTGATCTACTGTAAGATCACCTGATCTAAATAATTCGACTTTCTGATAATCGCCTAAATGTCTAATCTGAACATCTTCTGGTTGACGTTTAAGCCAATCATTGTAAGTCTCACGCATTGGAGTTTGTCCATCATAGAACGCAATCTCTTTATCAGAAAGTTTCTTAATATTAGCACGCCTTACTTGGGCCACACCTTCTAATTCACCAAGAGCACTCCAGCCTTTAGTAACTGGAACTGTTGTAGAACGACAATGAAAGTGGGCAGGAGGCAAGTGCGCCGTGTCGCTGATGGGGTAGATATGGCCGTCCCTGTGCGAGCACAAGAGCGTGGTTCTAGCGTCCAGCGTGGCCACATACTGCCACCCCTCTAACGCCTTTTCGTTGGCCTTGTAAACTTCGTGATCGGCCTGTGCGGTTACTGATGTGATAGCAGTAGTAACAAGAGCACGAGACTGGAAGCGAGTAATGCTATGAACATTACCTTTTCTAACATCAACAGCAATTTCATTTAATGTTCTGCCTTCTGCAATACCTTTACGTATTACAGATTCAATTCTTTTCTTTTCAGAAGAAGAAACACCAGCCCAACCTTGAGCCAGTGTTCTATTCTCGATAAGCGGCTTCTGAAGAACAATATCCTCAGACACACGTTTAGGAGGTCTTTCAGCTCGCCAGATTTGACCTAGAGTAGACTCTAAGTTTTGGTAAGCATAAGAAACTTGATCAGACACAAGATCCATCAAAGAACTCGAAGACACATTAAATGTATCTCTATGAGTCCTTTGAAGTTCTTGATCGATAGCTTCTCTCAATCGCGTAAAGCCACCTGTAGACAGGTTAGCCTCACGGATTAATTTGTCAACTCGGACTTCATGACCGTCCAAAACAACTGACACCTTACCTTGCAAACGTCTGTCATAAAGGCGAATCATAGCCGCCCTATCTATAGCTTTGTCATATATTTGGGTATTAGCATTAACGGTCATTCAAACCTCATTTATTTTGGTTCAACAAATCATCGGCAAAGTTACTATCACCCTTAGGCATTAATAACTGATCACCGTTGATCTCAAGTTTACCTTCTCCATCATCATAGTCTGGAGATACCATGTCGTTTTGTTTCAACATAGTTAACCAGATAGAACGAGGAATAAGGCCTTTTTCATACCATTCAGTTGCAAGACGCAACCAATCAGCACCAAGAGGAATCGGATTAAAGTCAGCTGATAGTGAAAACTCAATATCAGATGCTTTGTACTGTTTATCAAACTTCCAATTAAGCATGAATGCAATGATTTGTGCCATAGTAGCACTAATCTTATTATTCAAAGTACCTAATTGAGCTGTTTGAGCAGCATTTCGAATTTCAAGAGCAACACCAGATTGTTGGGATTCAGGGCTTAACATCCTGATACCTAATCTAGCCATCTCTTCAATACCTGCAGCAATAGCTCTATCCATGTCAGCCAAAGCATCAGTAGGTGTTTCAAGAACACCAGCTGTATCGCCTTGACGTAAACGAATCCAAGTACCTAAACCACCATCAACGATCTCATCAAAATCTTCATCAGGCATATCTGATGTGATATAAGGAGTGTATGTTGAAGCTCCATAGAGTAAGTGGTTACGTCTACTGATTTTGTTGTACAAAGCTACTTCCTTATCAATGATAGGAGATAGCATTGGTTCAACAGCATCGATAGCACCATTTAAAGGCCAAGCAGGAATGACTTTAAGATTAATGTCATTTGCAATTGGTAAAGTAGTTTCAACTAAGTCGAATCTAGGCTTATTCACACCATGGTTAGTTTGCACTTGACCAGCAATAATAGGCACGTTAGTGTTATTATCAGCACGAATAAACTTTCGAATTTGATAGTTACCTTCAGCGTTTAACTCGTGAACCCAGACAGTATCTTTATAAGTAGGGTGAAACTCGTTCTCAGTGAAAGATTCTGTAAAACCTCTAACAACAACGCGATCTAACACTGTCTTACCATAGTTATCAGTTCTAACACGCCAGTTAATAATAGCATCGGCTTGATGAATGATAGGGTATGGTTTGTATTTTGCAACATCTTGCTTTGTAAGCTTTTCAGCGTCAGGGATATTTGGGTAATCCACAAAAATCCATGTACGAGAAGTCTGAACTTCTTCCCACAAAGCTTGATCAAGGAAGGCTGTTAAAGATGCATCATCCTTACCAAACTGATTCATAATCCAATCTTGGGCTTCGGCTGGTGCATCTTTAGGTAATGATAAAACAGGCTTTTTACGTAAAAGACCGCCTACTAACATCTTACTAAATTGTGCAGTAATACCTGGCAATTCAGCTTCAGCTTTGTAGAACTCATATTGCTTTTGAGACATCGATGGTGAAAATGGAATCAATAGATTCTTAAAACCAGTGGTATCTACAATTGCATCATAGTCTTTAACGAAACGCTCCCCACTGCAAACAGCTCTGCTTTTGGTCCACAAGGGTTTCAACGATTCATATGATGCATTAGGATCCGCAACGGTCTTCACAGAAGCTTGGGCAGCGTTTACAGCCATGATTAGCCTTTCAATTTAGCATTGAAGTCAGCAATGGAACCTTCAAAGCGTGAGCCTGTAGTACCATTGAAAGCTTCAATACCATCTTCAGTTGGTTGGATGCTCCAGTTAGCTGGAACACGGTCTGCATCACTGAATGCGCCTTCAACAGACACATGAGCGACTACAGCTTCTTCCTGAGTTTCAGGAGTCTCAACTTTAGCAGCATCAGTTTGCTGTACTGCATCATTTGTCTCAACTTCAGTTTCTTTAACTTCAGTCTCAGTTACTTCAGTGGTAGCTTCGGTTTTATTAGATG